CTTCCCACTTCCCCACACCCCCGACGGGGGCGAGATACTTACAAAACTCGTTGCGCTACACTAACAGTCCAACTGGTACAAAAGATCGGGCAGTCCAAATTGGGTGCAAATATCAACACCCATCCGATTGAGAAGAAGAGTGCCGCTGGAGAACGCTGGCGACGGTGATTGGACAAAGGCGTAACTCATGCAGTACTCCTAGTGTTGATAAATGAAGCCCACCACCCTCGCAGGTGGTGGGCTTTGAGTGTTGGTGGGCAGTGATTAGATCTTAGGTGGCAGACATCACGAGCTTGACGATGGGATTCGGAGCGCCAGTTGAGGCCGTGCTGTACCCGCCCACTCGTGCGAATGAAACAAACCCGGTAGCGTCAAATTCTGCATATCGCTCAACGAGCTTCCGGACAACCATTTGACCCGCAGTTCTCAGGGTGTAACCTTCGGCAAAGTCACCAAAAAGAATCGGGCTGTTACTTGCAGCAGGATTCGGGAGAGCCTGTGCCATGATGATATTGCGACCAAACAGCGACCGGAACGGTGCACCATTAGTGTCATTCTGAAGCAGCGGACGACCCAACGTGTCAGTGACGGTCATGAGGTCAGCCCAGCTTGTACTGTTGAGGCAGAAGACGCTATTCGGGATATACGCAGGGTCAAGAGATCCATAAAAATTCGCCAACCCGGTATAGGTAAATGTGGTCGTGCTACCAGTGGGGAGAGTGAAGCCAACAGAAGCACCAGTAACGATAGAACTGATGTTAGAGCCGTTGCCAGCGATGACCGCGTTAGAAACTCCGCGATAATAGCGCTTCGCCAAACTATCGCTTAGAAACTGCTCCACACTGAATGCAGAATCAGCTATCAGTTGGTTCGAGACTTTCTGAAGCCCACCCGTAAGAGTGTCTGTGTAACTGGTGAACCCAGCCAGCGAAGGATCAGATTCGGTAACTGCCGTATCTTCCGCAATGAGAGTGAACGAATTTGCTGTGTCATTGGCGAGAGACACGCGAACTCCGTTCCCGGTGTCCGTATTCCAGTTGCGAACCACACTCAGAATTTCACCATACGCCTTCAGCGAAGTGTGAAGCACAGGATCGTAACCAATCGGCACGAGTACACCACCACCAGTCGTGGCACCAGCAGCACCAACCGTAAGGTCACGCTGCTCATACTTGAGATACTGCTGGTCTTCAGGCTTCAGTTTTCCCGTGATGTAGTTTTTGAATGCACGCTTTTCGAGTTCATTACGCTCGGGGGTAATGTCCAACAGGGTGTCACCGGGCTGCCCACGAGGAGGAGTGCCAGCCGAACGATTCTCTTCTTTGAGGCTAGTAAGGCGCGTTTCAATGTCGATATCTTCCTGAAGTTTGTCAATGTCAACAAACATTGCTTTGATCTGTGCACGCTGTTCCTTCGTGGCATTCTTATTCTGTGCAATCGTGCCGGCATCCGAAATAAGTTTGTTACGCTGTTCAATAAGTGTCTTGAGTGTCATTGGGAATCTCTTTCAGACATGCATTTTGTGCATGGGGGCAGGGGCAGACACACACTCCGTTAAGAGCGTCTGTGGCTCGTTATTATCTAGGTAGGATTTTGGGAATGTTACTGACTGACTACTTACGTCTGGCAAGTTCAAGACGCAATAGCGTCATCTCTGCCCATGAAGAACGGTCTTCCTCATCGTCAAACTCATCCTCATCGTCACAGTCGCAATTTTCAGGGTCAATAATGTTGCCGTCTGCGTCACGCTCACAGTCGCAGTCCTCATCATCAGTGCCATCGTCCATAAGGCTTCGGAGTTCCTTTGGGCAGGTTCTAACGTCAACCTGTGTCTGAACATATGCTGGCGCAACCGTCACACTCAGTTCCATCAACTCAATTTTTGAGAGTGTCCGAACCAATGTGCCGTTGTCGTTGGCGTAGGAATCAGTTAGCGTCGTGAATCCGAAGCTGCACCCAGAGGTCACTCCTGATTCAACTGACAATGCCAAATCATTTGCGTAGCTGATACGGGTATCCAGCTTGCAACTGAAACCCACTCCCGTGGCATCTGTGGTCAGAGCTAAGGTGCCAGAGCGTGTAGAGCCTAAGGGCTGACTGGAATTGTGATTATTGAGGAGTAGGACGTTTTGATTACTGGCCAAAGTCTCAGTTACAGCGCCAGGAGATACAGTTTCCTGAAACCCGCCGAGATCCTGACTGCGAACGTCAAATACAATGGCCCTGCCACTAAGTGTACGTGTGCCATCCGCTGCCACTGGGGAAATTCTTAGTTCTTTGGCAGGTAGAGTTCTAATTTCATGTTTGTGTTTATGCTTCGTTAGGTAACAACCTCTTCTGCTTCTGGATCTGCTTGTGAGTCTGCTGCTGGCGTTACTGCCTCTGCTGGCACTACTGGTTTTGTTGGAGCATCTAGGAGACGGATTGAGTTCTGATAATTGATTGGTGAGATGTATACATCCAACTCAGGACCAGCTTCATTGAGTCCATCAAAGCGGCGAATGTCATTTCCTGTTAGCCAACCACCATTTCTACCCGCTGTTGCCCATGCTGCCTTTGCTGCACTGTCGCCACGAAGCATCTCGGCAACATTGAAGGCCACGGATAACTCACTATTGCGGCCAGGTTGCCGAGGCAAAAGTTTACGGGCAATTTCACTCTCGAATTTTGAGAGATATGGACGCAAAGTTGAGGTCACAAACTGCAAGTTCATGGATTCCACATTTGCGTCAGTCTGCCGAACCTCCGACCCTAACATGTGGCTGGAAATTCTATAGATTGCGCCTATGTCCGCACGCCCCATCTGTCGAGTCTCAAGAAATTGTGCCTCTTGATTTGTGATCGACATCGGTGTGAAGGTAACGCCCTGATCAAGAATGTCAACGCGATGTTGATTTCCACCAAGCTGTTGTGACTCCCAATCGGCCCTAATCTTGGGTTTATCTTCTGGCTTTGCCTTCATGTTCGCAGGCATTGTCAACACCCCAGACGGAGTTGCATTGTTTGCAAAGAACCTGCTGCCCATCTTCTCAGCGGCGATCTGTCCACCTAGAAGACGCTTGCACTCAAGGATGGGGCTGATTCCAAGCAAGCCATCAAATGCAAATGTCTTTACGTGTAGGACATTTTTTGCATTAAGCGTTCTCTGCACGCCACCGTCTTCGGTTTTGTATACCAAGGTTCCATTGCTCAACCTGTATGGATGGGTCAACCGTGGATTCAATGGCCAAAGGGCAATTGGATTTTGATCTGCGTCACGCTGGATCTGCGAATAACAATTCCCAGTCAAAACCAAATGCGCCATCTGGCACTCTAGCCATGCGACGGTATCCATCTCTGGATTCGGTTCCTGCCCCAATAGATAAGACAACGGGTGTACTGTATCTAAAATCTTGCCTGTAGGAGTTTTGGAGAAGAGTTGCAGCGGGAGACTCGAAACTGATTCGGCCAGGATCTTCACACAAGTGAACACCGTGCTCAATTGCGGCGCCGTTGCCGTATTGACCAATTCAGCCGCGTCTGTCTCTGCTCCACCACCAAGCCACATCCAATCGGCAGCTGAGGCGAGCGGTACGGCTGGATTCTCCAACACACCACTTCTTTTTTCGGGAATGGTTAGCCCGAGGCTAATTAACTGCATACTCACGTCTTTCTGTGCGTTCTATTGCGCTGAAGATGTTCAAAAGTGCGCGCAACTTTTCGGATGATGCGGAATCGAATGATGTATGTGACTCGCTCTACCAAGCTGGGCAAGAGCTAGGAGGCGAAATGGATGATGCAACGTTTCTCAAACAGTGTGGTATTGAGCCTGATATGCGCTGGCTAGCGGAGATCATGAGCCCTAACCATTCGGCAGATGTTTCTGACTACGCAGGCAGTTTGCTCTGAGCAGCGAACATGCCGGCCCGAACCTGATAGTGGTGCGAAGGGAGCAGTGCCATTGCAGACAGTGATCGCCGAACTCGCAATATTCGTACTTGCCCTTGCGTGTGTGTGGACTCACAGACCTCAGTAGCGGGTCTGGTCTGCCGGGCTCAATTTGTACCAGTTGAGATGAGACAAACTGGAACAAAAGGAGCTCCACATGGCACGAGGGAAGAAGCACACGGCTGAG